CGCTCCAGATCGAGTAGATGAACATCACGACACACGCACCGATCACGCTGCCGATCAGGCCAGCAGGGCCATTCCCAAACGGCAGCCCACCTGCGAGAGAGCCGATCAGGCCAAGCCCGATGGTCGGCACCCAGCCTTCTGGGCACTTGCCGGGCATCAGCCACTTGGCGATGCCGCCCGCAATAGCGCCGAAAACGAGCCACAAGAGAAGCGACATGGGATCTCCTACTGTGCAAGGTGGAACGTGTCAGCAATGAGGCGAGCAGGTGAAGGCATCCGAGCTTCTGGCGGGAATGGCTGCAGCCAATTGCCGTGGTCCAGATTCCGATACTTGAAATTCACGCCGCTGATGCTGAACGAATCTTGACCCGAGAGCATCGCGTCAACCGTCTGGCGATCCACCCAGAATGAGCCGTCTGGCTGATCGGCGGGCCACTTCGGGCCTGCATTAAAGACGCCCCAGCTGTTCATGCAGAGAAGCCCATCACGCTTGCCTTCGTTCTTGGCGTAACGCACGGCAATGAAGCACATACAATGCGCCCAAGAGCCTTGGCGTGGCGCGAAGCCATCGGCGTCACGCTGCGACGAAAAGCCAACTCCGCTGCAAACTGGCACACAAAAGCCGCTTTCTAAACTTGCGGCAGCCTCGTCAAAGTTTCGCACGAGGGCGACGTTTGTCGCCGTGTTCTTGTTGGCTAGCTTGGCGAGGGAAATTCCCACTTGCCCACCGCCGCACAACAAGTTGCCCCATTCCTTCGCCCGCTGCGGGCTGTAGGTCGTCAGGTCGGCACCGGAGTACGGCTGGCGAAACAGGATGCCGCCTACCGTCGGGTCTTTGCACTTGCCGGCGACCCAGCGTGCAGCTGCTCCGCCATAGGAGCCGTCGGAGTACCCTGCCTGCGTGACCGGGGGAAGCCGTCCCGCAGTGCGACTGCCCGAGTACAGGCTGGTCGTGTCCACGAGCTTGGGCGGCTCAGGCAATTCGCCCTCGGCCCAATCGACGCACTGGCCGACGTACGAGCCCATAGCCCACCCGAAAGACACGCAGTCACCTATGCCCTGCTTCCACGGGCCGAAAGGCTTGCCGTAGACCTGGCGGTGAGCACGGTCTGCGAAGCGATAGAGGAACGTGTCCTGCCCCTTGGCGTTCTTGATCACGTCCTTGGCAGCGTCCGAGAAGAGTGGCTGGTCGAGCTCGGCCAAGAAACGCTGCGTCCCGGCAGGATCTGGCACATAGCCGAACTGCCCGTCAATGCGTGCCGCGACCCGGTGCGTGGCTCGCTCAACGAGCGCACCCAAGATCGCCATCACGATCACGAACACAACGGCAGACAGCGACCAGCGGTTAGCGCGTGACATCGGCAGCAGCCCTCGACAGGTCACGGAGTGCCGACACCCACGCCGCTCGGCTCTCTGGCGTCACAGGACCGCCAGATGAGCCCACAGCGTCGTCTAAGAACTTATGGATGGCTTCTTTGGCGTGCGGCTGCCGGGCACCAATCGACTCGCCACGGCATCGCATCTCACGGGCTGCGATCCTCAACTCGTCAAACGCCACGCCCGTCTTAAGCCGCTGGTCGTGTTGCCCGTCGTACTCGATGCAATCTGCGAGTTCTGAGCACAAGGCGGACAGGACACTGGCGTCCGAGGCGGCGCGCTCACCGATAAATTTTCCCTTGAGCGTGAACGCATCCGGCGGCACCGGGGCAGGGGATGGCTGCGGTGCTTGCCGCTGCGGCGCGAACGCAATCGCCGCAGCCACGAGCAACGCCACCGCTGCAACGTGCTTGCCGTCAAACGTCGGCCACTTCGCCGTGGCGATGAACGCCTTGAACTTCTCTGCGATCTGCTGCCCAGCGAGAGCATAGACCGCGACGGCAACAAGCAGTGCTGTAATCACGGCTTCCTCAGTAGGGGCAGGAGAATCTCGATAGTCCCGGCAGCGATAGCGATGACGAGTGCGCGAGCGGCTGGCCTGACGAAGTACCAAAACGGGTACATGGCGACCGGCACGCACAGCACGGCGACCGAGTCGAAAAGCACGCCGACAGCCTCAAGCACGATGGCTCGCTTCTCCTCGCCCGTCAGCGTTTTCGTTGTGTCTAGCGTCTCGACAGCCAGCCGCACGAGAGCGGCGACGAGACAGCCGAACTCCGTGAGCGTCAGCCCGTCTTTCGCAGCAACCTTGGCGGTGACGAGAAACGCCGACACCTTCTGCGAGATGTCATTGAACGGCGCAGCGGCAGCAAGTGGAGCGTCGGCAACCATGCCGCCAGAGTAGGCGGGATGGGTGGTGAGTCATACCGGGTCTGACTGCCCCTCTCGGTACAGCACCAGAGCAATGGCGGAATAACAGGCAATATCCTTCAGCGTGTCTTCGATGCCGTCGAACTCGCATTTCCCACGGCGGAAGAACGCCTTGAGCCGGTGCATCTTGTCGCTGATCCGCAGGATACAGCCAGCCCACGCCGGCATATTCACGACGTCGGCACTCTGCCTGATGTTTGACAATGCGTCCTCGTCAACGCCGTAGTCGAGCGTCTTCGCCAAGTGCAGGGTTTTGAGTTCCTCAAGGATGGCTAGGAACTCCCGCGAGCCGGGACGGATGTCGTCCTGCTTGGCAATGATGCTGTCACCTGTCCAGCGGATGTCATCCGGTGCCGCTTCCATCTCACGCTGCCCTTGAAGAATCCAATCAACCGGCACTGTTTCCTCGCGCTCGGCGGCGTACTTCTCCGCGCTCGCCTGCGTGATCTCACGCCACCGATCCGGTGCGTCGTCTTTTGCGTGGCACTTGCCGCCGTCGCAGCATCCGCCGGCCAGGCGGGTCTCTACGGCTGCTCGCAGTTGTGCGTTGGTGTCTTCCAGATCCGTGATGATTCCTTGCATCTTTTTCCTTTCAATTAGCAATCTTGCGACGTCGGCAGCCAGAGCACCTGCTGTGCCCGTCCACTGCCCCTGATAGCGATACGCTCGCTGGCGTGCCTCGGCGATGTAGTCGTCAGTCAATTCGTATTGCATGCGTCAAGCCTTCTGCGTCCGTAGGTCACGGTCGCAGTAGATCGGCATGGCTTTCGTCACCTCGTGGCGTCCGTGGTCGATGACGATGCACGCCTGGCACGGCGGCTCATATGCCGCCTTGATTCTCGTGGCGTATGCCGAGTGCCCGATGACGCTTCCGTTGGCGACGTAGCGACCAGCCCGCAACCACTGGAACTGGTGCCAGTGACCGAAGCACGTCAGGTCCGCACGCTTCACAGCGTCCCACGCCGCAATAGCTTTGTTTGTTGGGATCGTGATTCCGCCGACGCCGCCGCCGTACTTGATGGCGTGGCCGTGGTGAAAGCGGATCAGGAACCCGTCAAGATCAAGGTAGTTCAGATACCCGGTGCCAACCTGCCAGCGGACATTCTTGCGGCTCTCTGCCGCTGCCATCGTCAGGTATAGATTCTGCTCGAACGAGTGCTCTAGCTCCGTGCCGATGCGTAGCTTTTCGGTGCTTCGCCCGTGGTTGCCGCTGTTGGTGGCGACGATCACTTCGCGTGCGTTCTCTGACACGGCGTCAAGAAAGCCACGCAGCCGGGCACCAATCCATCGGGTAGCCGTGAGCGGTGCCAACTGTGCAAGCTCTGCCGTGTCGTCGTGAATGTGCCCACTGATGAAGTCTCCACCGAGCCAGACAACGACACGGTCGATCTTTGCCAGGCGTCGCTCGTGCTCAAGCAGCACGGCGAAGCGTTCCATCAGTTCGCTCATTCGCTGGTCGCACACGTCCAGGCTGTAGTCGTTCAGACCGTTGACCGTGTCAGGGTCGACACGCTCTTCGGCGTGGATGTCCGAGAGCAGCACGACCATCGTGGCGTCATGCTTCTTGCGTACCGTTTTTGGTACATCCTTCCGCCGCACAGGCTCGATGCCAGTGAGACCGGCGATTGTGTCGGCTCTCGCACGCTCGGCGTCGATGGCTTGTAGAGCCGCCTTGTAGCGTCCCTTGGCGTCAGCCAGTTCGCTACGCAGGCGTGCAATCTCGGCGTCGGTTGCAAGCCGTGACGCCGCTGCAACATCCTCTGCGATCCTGTCCGCTATTTTCTTCGCAGCCATTCAGACAACTCCTTCTCTGAGACAATGTGCCACCCGCTTGCAGCCGCTTCTTCTCTCAGTGCTCGTGCGACGGACGCCGATGATGCGGAGCCATAGCCGCCCGCCTGGAACCGCCTGCGGATCTCCAGCACGCCGGCCCGGTCGTCATCGCTCAGGCGATCCATCCACGTCGCCGGCTTGGCTGGCTTCACTCTCTCAGCTACGGCGTCGGCTAGTGCGACG